CCATACACATCATCGTCGCGTGAATCACCTTCGCCATCTTCGCTGTCTGAGAACCCTAAGTTGGGTGTTCTTTTAACATCAATGTGTAAACTTAGACGCTTCATAATCGCTTCAAGCATAGGTATGGTCATTTCACCAATCTCGGAATAACTGATGTTGGTATGACACACGATTTCGGTAAATATCTCACCCCAATCTGTTGGTGGCAAGGCAAGTTCTCCCCCGCAGGAGGGGCAGGCATCTTCCACGGTTAAATTGTCAGGAATCTCGCACCCCTTCTCGCGGCAGATTACCTTGCCCCGTGTTTCTTCCGGCGGGGGAGGGGTCAGCCCGATATGTCAATCAAGAGCTTTATAAACTTACGTAGGTCTGTAACGTCCCAATCTGCTTCTTCGACCTTTGCTAATGTCATGGGTTCGTCATTCTCATCGAACAAATACCGCCCCATCCACTTCTCTAACTTGGCAATCTCCTTTTTCTCAATCAGGGTAAAAAACTGCGGGCCAAGGTTAAGGTTGTCCTCAAGGAATTCCTTATGGTCACGCAGTTTCAACGGCTTAATCTTGTACCGCTTCCCCTGAATGATATGGTAATCGCCAGTCCCTAGCATAGTAGTCAAATCAACAGGGGGATGTGCCTCCTTTTTAGCCATTTGTCAAGCCCTCCTTACCGTGCTACCCGATAATCAACGGGTTTTTGACCAGCACGTGGTCTCTGCATAGCCACTGTGAAACTCCATCCACCAGGGGTCTTGCTCCGGGTAGGCGGTTTTAAGTCACCAGTCGGTGCTACGCTGTTGAAGATCATGGAATCATGTTTTATGGTTCCTTCGTCCTCAGCCAATACTGCTTCCCCAGCGATAATCATCTGGAATATTGAACGGGTAGACTGTTCAGGCACTTCCATTTGGTCGCCAGTTTCGGACACGTCAAAAGCAAGAATAACCTCTTTACCAGCATCAGCAGAGGCGAAGGTGAACACCGAACCTGATACTGCAAACTGCCCTGTAGTGGAAGCACTCGATGCCTTAACAAAGGGGCTATCGGCAGCATCATGCACTACAGGCACAGGGTCAGTAGCAGGAGTACCCTCATTCTTTACGTCAATTGTGTATGGTGCAGAAGAGGGGATACGACTTTCAATAATGTGACGGACAGCAATGGAACTGTTCTCCGTGAATGTCGCACCAGATAACGCAGCGTATATCTTGGGTTGGAACGAATTCAGGTTAACTGTAATATCGCCATCCTTGCCCTGCGAAAACACTAAATCCCAGTCAGAGTTGCCATCTTCCAAATTGGAGGTTTTCTGATTGATTGAAATGTCTATTGATTGCACTACTCCAAAACCAAGGAATCTGGCACTGTCACTATGCCGAACCAGTTCAATGTGTCCGGCTTTCTTGTAAACCAGTTTTGCCATTGTGTTTTACTCACTTCCTTTCGTCGTTATTTCAGGGCGTAGAATGTGAATCTCGCCCCTACACAAACAAAGCCAGATAAAGTTGCTAATTCCCCTAACTGGCCTTCAAACTCATAGATTCGATTGTTGATTGTCTTGTTGTAAAGCAATTCCTGCGCCCGTGCTATGGCTCTATATGCCATGTAGTCTTGTGTTGCAGGAACGTGACAATCAATTTGTAAAACTTCGTTGGTCACGATGGATAGCCTTGCGGCTCGTGATGGTCGAAAGTACAGGCAAAGTCGTCTTTCGTTGCTCACAAGGTTATCCCATTGCGACCGCTTCAGTATGCGTTTGACTTTCTCCACGTCGCTTAGTCCTGCGATGCCCAAGATTTCATTCATTGTGGCATCTTGGACAAATAGTTTCTGCACAGCGGCCAAATCTTTTTCAGGGTTAAAACAACGGCCTCACCTGCCTTTCAGTCTTGCGTCACAACAAAAAACCTCCCCCAAGGGAAGGTCTGCAAAGCTTCTACCCATATTTGCCGGACTCTAGTTACTTGCATCCATCGGGCGGTTGTTTGCATGGCATGAGAGGGCGGTTGTACTCGAATGTCAAAGGGCAATTCCCCAATATTACTCAAGTATTCCAAATCCAATCCCGCCATACTACCGCTCGACACTTTTGTTTTACCAAAGATATTCGTGTATTGCCCTTTGGGTCGCCCACGAATGATAGTATCATGTCTACGTGGGTTCCACATCCTAGAGTTACGATAGTTTTCAAGAGCAGGGTTAGATTCATCCATCAGGGAACCCGTGCCCCATTCATCCATCGTTGCCCATGCGCCCCCGACCACATTCACGGCTAAGAACGTGCCTAGTGCCTCAATTTCCCCCGTTGTCAAATCTTCTCTGCCTTCGGGGGTCAGCATTTCGCTTGCGGCATAGGCCTTGTATTCCTCAGCCATCGCCAAGAGAGCAGTGACAAGATGTTTCTGTAGGGCACCTATGCACGCTGCGGCGTCAAATCTCACCCCATGAGCATCACCCTACTCTCTTGTATCGGTTCCGGCCTGCACTCGAACAACACCTTCTAGCATCAACGGGTCTATGGCATTGACCATAAGGTTTTCGCCGTTTAAGACCAAACGATCTAGTACCTCCACGCCATAACTCGAAGGCAGATAGAAAATATAGCGGGATGATTCTAGCAATCCAGGGTCATACTGTCGCAAAGCATATGTCACAACCTGCCCAAACGCATCTATGGTCGTGCTTGCTGGTGTCCATTTCCAGGTCACGACAAGGTTGTATTCGTCGTCCAATTCCTCTGTCCGTCTAAGCGGCGTCAAGGTAGAGTTCACCTTCGCGGCAAAGAACGCTATTGCGCCGCTTGCGACATCAAGGTTAGCTGACTGAACCAGGTACTTGTCTATGCCAACGGAGAAGATTTCACCGCTGACCAGGTTACTGTCAGGCAGGACTAAGCCTTCCCACGAACTATCACGTATTCCAGGGTCACGCACGGCCTTGGTAGATCGCTTGAGACTCGCTTTGGTTGTAACGGTAGGATTACGTTGAATGGTGATGGTCTGTCCATGTGAATTCAAAAATTTTTCAGCATAGGTCATAACTCATCACCATCCCTGAACGCATTGCGACTTAACTTAATATTCTCTGTGACCGTAAAAATCGCCAGAACTGCGCTCATAACGACTACGCTCACCAAACAAAACCCTGCGATTTGAAGCACGCTCATGTCATCACCGCCTGTGATTGTGGACTTGGAAATGCGGAACAGTCGGCACGGTCATTGTTGATAACCTCGCTAAATAACTGTCCCGCTTGTTCCCCAAGTCAGCTTTCAACTTGTGCCAATTCACCACTAATTCCTGCGTAAAGTGCGGCCCTTGCTCTCGCTGTGGCACTCGAACTGCCATCGCATCACACAAGAGACTTGCACATTCGCATACCGCTGCCGCTTCCAAATACACTTTGTCAGTGCCCGTAAGGTCGGCATAGTCGGGCACTTGGTCAATAATATTGGCTTCGGCAACCGTGATGAACTCTGGTGATTCGATTACGGTATCGGGCAAGTAGGCAGAGTCCGTCCCTAACACAGAACGGACTCTTTCTTGCCATCCTTCTCCGGTTAAAATTAAATTGGCCACGGGGTTAGCCCCCTTTCCGATTACTCAAGGGTCATAATTGCAGAGGAATTCTTGAGTATTTTTCTAAAACCACTATTCTCGGAAACAGTCATGATCTCGGTTTGGTTCTTGATGAACTTGTCAACCTCGTTGATGGTGGAACCGACCTCAACGATTTCCTCAATAGCAGACTCACGGTTCAGTCCATAAAGAGCTACCTTGCCGTCGATTTTCTCGGCATACGGGCTGTAGAGCAGGGTAACATTGGACACAAAGCCTTGAGGTAAGGATACGGAAACATTCAAGCCCTTGGCTAACAGTTCGTCCATCAGGCCAGCAGTCGTAGAGGCGGGGTATAGTACCTCAAGAATCTGCAACAATCCGTCCTCATTGGATACCACGGTGTTACACGCACGGGGATAGAACTTGAGCAGGAATTTAATCCATGCAGTTCTAGTCAATGCAGCAGAGAAGGACGAATCCAAGTCACTAGCCTTATAACTGGTAGCTGCGTTGTTGTTGCCGTCACCATCTTTGATAATGGACAGGATTTCAGCGACCTTGTTGTCGGCAGCCTGTACGCCGATTTCTTGAAGGTGAATATTGAACACTTCAATGCTCATCCGGCGCAGGGCTTCATAAGATGCTTCGATTGCGCGACCATATTTATAGATGTTGATCGCGGATTCACCAAGTTTTAACTTGGCAATGGGCAGTTCAGCGGCCTCGGTTACACGCCGCATCTGAGTTGCCTTTTTGTTCTTTGCATCGTCCAGATCAAGGTATCCAGCCTTGTAAACATTGCTGTCAATCATTGTCCGAGCCGCTACAAGATACTGGAACACGGGATACTGAACCATTGCCTGAACGAGAGTTCTGGCGATATATTCAGGGAACAGTAGCTTATTCTCATCGGTGCGATAAAACGCTTCCACCTTGGAGGAAAAGATGTTTTTCTCAGGAATGTTACTTGTAACAATCCCCGCCTCTTGCATCAATCTCTCAAAAGCATCTAACTTACTACCTTCAGGAGAAGGGTCTAGCCCTTCCAAAAACATGGAAAGGGTCATGGCCTCCGAATGTGCCTGTCTATACAGGTCGGGGGTTAAATTACTCAATGCGATTTTTGCCATCTGTCTATTTCACTTCCTTTCTGTACGGCAATTAGCCGATAAATACCATAACGGGGCCGGTTACTTCGGAGCCGATGTCAATCGCTTTTGCTGTGCCAGTAGCACCAGTTGAAGCCCGTACTGCGCCACTGCCATTGACCACCAAGATATTGCCATAGCTGGGCAAGCTACCGGACACGCCAGCAAACTCAGTAAATCCCTTGATTTGTACGGTTGCATAACCATCGGGTTCGTATTTTTCGAGTTTGCCAAGCAGAGCATCGCCTGCAATGCCGAATCCACAGGTCTCCTTCCCAGTCAAGGCAACGGCCATTCCCTCAACACCTACAAGTCCA